AGAAATAAAACAAATAATCCACGCCTTGGAGCGCGCGCACACAGAAACTTTGAGGATGGCTAACCTACTCGCCGAGATTATCCATATGAGGAACAGACTAATGATGCAAGAATGATCCGCACAGCCATCACCTTGCTTGAACGAATCGCAGCGCAGCAGGTGCCCGTATCGGTAACGGCCCCATGCGAGACGACACAATGACGGAAACATTTAACCAAATTGCCATTAGACAAGCGATGGAACTCACCGCAGCCAACGCCCGCATCGCTGAACTCGAACGCCAGCGCGACGAAGCGCTAAAGAAAGTCGCCGACCTTGAGCGCGAGAACGCCGCCCAAGCCGCCGCCCTGATCCGCGAGCAGGAGCAGAAGATCAAGCGGATGGCTGAGGCGTTGCGGGATGCGGAAGCGTACATTCGCGGATTGGATTCCGTGAACGGACCATGCCTTGCAGACATGAAAGAGCGCCACGCCGACGCGCTGCGCGACGCGGGGGTGAGCGAATGAACAAAGACGAAATCATTTGCAGCCACATGGCGTTTCGCGGAGAAGATGAATACCTTCCGGAGCACAACGCGCTGTTAGAGGTTACGGATGTTAAAGCAGACGGAACTATTGAAATTGCGTTCACTGAACATGAGCGCAAACAAATTGCCTACTTCGCTATGAAGCGAAAAATTCAGGAGGAACTCCGTCTATTAAAACAGGGCAAGGTGATAACCGAACAACAAAGATCACAACGTGTGATCGCTGCCTTCACAAAAATGCATACGCAAGCCGATGCAGGCAGAAACAAAGTATAACATCACGCCTATTGGAGTATATCGATCTAACGGACAAGGCTGCGATAGTAATCGACTGTTATGCTTTCATACTCGTATCAACTATAATCCAAACCCTTTTGAAAACTGCCCCGCCGGCGAGGCGCTAAAACACTTCATCTTTAAAACTCTTACTATGCTACACAAAATCAGAACACACTGGAACCGCACCGAAGCGGACTCTCCAAAAGAAAAAAATGTCAGTCCGTCTATGACGGTTCCTGACCAAACCATGTCCGTCAAGGAAATCATGGATCGCTATGCTCGAGGCCTGCCGTTAGGCGGCCAAAAAGTCCCTATCTACGAAGGCGAAGACTTCGTACCTGATCTCAAAAACATGGACTTGGCTGATCGCCAAACTCTCTTCGAGCAAGCCAAAGAGGAGCTCGCCGATATCAAAGAGCGACTCAATCAAAAACAGCGGCAAAAACAAGTGTTAACACTTACTGCCGATGAAATCAAAGCTCTGAAAGAGCAGGCTCGCCCGAAGGAAGAGCCAAAAAATCCCACTAATATCTCTTGATATATTAGTGCTAATTGACACCAATGGGGAAAAAGGGCTAAAATGAGTAGACTGCACAACGCTACAAAAAGACGGTAGACTGGTAGGCGGCCGGGGAGCCGGGAAGTAAGAGCGAGGTACGAGCGATAACGCCCCGGCTCGGATCCGGCCGGTCTCGACAGTCACCGTCTACGTGCAGAGAAAAAACTCATAAAAAAAGCCCCCCCTAAAAGTGTCAAAAAAATCTTATTGTAAATAAATAAAAACAAAACACTATGCCCGGTCCTCTCTTAATACCTCTCATAGCTGCGGGTGCTTCTCTCGCTGGCCAAGGTATCAATGCAATGGCTCAAGGTAAAATGAACCGTAAAACTCGACAATGGAATGAAAAAATGTACGCTCAACAGCGTGCAGACTCCTTGTCTGACTATACAATGCAAAATGAATACAACTCTCCCGCTTCTCAAATGCAACGTCTTCGTGATGCTGGCCTTAATCCCAACCTCGTTTATGGTAATGGTGCCACCGCTACAGGGGGAACTGTTCGTTCATCAGCTGCACCCGCATGGAATCCAAAAGCTCCGCAAATCGAATCAAGCGGAATTGGAAACTCTCTTATGTCATACTATGACATTCAACTCAGGGAAGCTCAAACCGACAATCTCCGCACACAAAATACCGTCCTTGCGGAAGAAAAGGCTCTTAAAGCCGCTCAAACATACGCAACCCTTATGGGTGCAACTAAAACTGGTATAGACTCTGAATCACAAAAATTCGATCTCTCTCAACGTGTCCGGCTCGCTGATACAGCGGCCGAAGCTGCAAAAGCTTCTCTTGATAAAATAAAAGCAGACACGACATTCACGACTGATTCAAATACCAGGGCGAATCAACGCCAACCCTACGACCTGGCAATGGTCGTGGAAAATATACTCACCCAAGAGGCCGGGCGAAAACTCACCTCTGCGCAAATTGATTCTATTAATGCGCAAATAAAAAATATGGGTCTTGACTCTAAACTAAAGCAGCTCGATATCGACATGCGAAAAGATGGCATAATGCCGTCAGACCCTCTCTACATGCGTGCTATTCAAAAACTGATCAATGGCTCTGGCCTACAAAACAAGATCAAGGAATTTGCACCGCTAAATCAGTACACACCCAAGCAGCCTTGGGAATTCTGGAAATAATCGCTACTTTCACTATGCAATATTGCAATTACGTCAATCTTCACCTATGGCATACAGACGCTCTAAACGTCGCGGCAGGCGCGGCCGCACAAAATCAAAACGCACCTACTTCGTATCTCGTGGTGGAATACGTCTTTAAGGTAACGGTACAATCCAACCCTATGTTAAACCATTAGTTCTTTCCCCTGCAGTGTCCCTGCAGGGTATTTTTTTAATCAAACAAAAATTTTGCTCATGGCAAACAAAAACATCTTCAATTCAATTCAGCTCTCGAAGCCTAAAAACAACAGCTTCGACCTCACCCACGATGTAAAACTTTCCTTTGGAATGGGTGACCTTGTCCCTACACTCTGCATGGAATGCGTCCCCGGCGATCGTGTAAAAATGTCAGCGGAAGCATTAATACGCTTCGCTCCAATGATCGCTCCTGTAATGCATCGCTTTCATGCGACCTTTCACTTCTTCTTTGTTCCGAACAGGATCCTCTGGAATCACTGGGAACAATTCATCACTAACACGCTGGACGGCGAATTGCCGTATGCGTTTCCTACACTTGATATCGACTCAACGCACTATTCCCGGTTAGCCGATTACCTCGGCATACCAAACCCGCTTGGTGCTAATGTCGAAAGAGTCTCGGCTCTTCCGTTCGCAGCTTATCAAAAAATCTTCGCTGATTACTACCGTGATCAGAACCTTCAAACCGGTGCTTCTTATGAATATCAACCTCTGTAAGATGGTCTCAATGATCCTGATATTTGGGATATCTTCCGTACTCTGGCTTGGGCTCATGACTACTTTACTGCTTCTCTCCCTTTTGCTCAAAAAGGAAATGCAGTGGATATACCTCTCGGTACTGTCGGCCTTGTGGATCCTGAAACTGGTAATCCCGGCCGCATGCTCGATGCTAATGATTACGGTACTCCTCTCACCGGCGATGTCGTTGGCGAACTCGTGACCGGCAGTACTCTTACCGGTGGTGTCGAATCTGTCTATGATCCGCAGGGATCTCTCGAGGTGGAACCGACAACTATCAATGACCTCAGACGTGCTTTTAAGCTTCAGGAATGGCTTGAAAAAGCTGCAAGGGCTGGAAGCCGTTACGTCGAAAATATTCTCGTAAACTTCGGCGTGCGTTCTCAGGATCAAAGATTGCAACGTCCGGAATACATCACCGGAACTCGTACACCGGTTATGATATCCGAAGTACTAAACACAACTGGTGACACTGGTGCTGCTGATCCTTTACCTCAAGGTAACATGGCTGGCCATGGTATCTCACACACTCAGGGAAAAAATGGCACTTACTATTGTCAGGAACACGGCTACATCATCGGAATAATGTCCGTAATGCCGGAGCCAGCCTATCAGCAAGGAATACCAAAACACTTTCTGAAAACATCGGATCCCTTCCAATACTTCTGGCCATCATTCGCCAATATTGGCGAACAGGAAGTACTAAACAAAGAACTCTATGCCTTCCAAGGAGCACCCGGACTTGATACATTCGGATACGTCCCCCGATATGCAGAATACAAATATGAACCATCCCGGGTGGCCGGAGCGTTTCGTAATACTCTTGACCATTGGCATGCAGGCCGAATCTTTACCTCACCTCCTAATCTCAATGCTGAGTTCATCGAAGCAGACCCAACTACCAGAATCTTCGCAGTCCTAAACGGCGATGAGCAGTTGTACTGCCATGTCCTCAATAAAGTTCATGCTGTCCGGCCGATGCCCAAATTTGGTAC